CAGCGGTAGCGGCAGCGGCAGCAGCCGCACCCAGCCCAGGACCAACCACGGGGATACCTGCAAGCGATTTGAACGCCTGTACCGCGCTCTCGTAGGTCGAGATGAGGGCTTGGGCTGTCTGTATCTTTTTAGACCTCTCAAAGCCCTTCTTTTGCTCCTCTTCCGACTGCCCCGTGAAGGCTTGGTTGAGAGCCGCGAGAGCATCGAGAGAGGATTTGGCGATATCGAGTTTTGCTTGCTTGATGGTTTCAGCAAGTGCCAACTCTTCTTCGAGCTCTTTCTTTCTGCGCTCCGCATCTTTTGCAGCAGCCTCGTCTTTAAGTTTTTGCTCTTCGGCCAATCTTTCCTCCAGAGCCAACCGTGCCTCTTCTTCAGCGGCCAACCGCTCCTGCTCTTGGGTGATAAGCTCTTGATTGAGGGCGAAGAGTTTGTTTTGAAGTTCCGTCTGAATAGTCGCGCTCGCCTGCCGTGCGTTGGCCGCTTCAATTTCGGCTTGTGCGAGAGCCTCCAGCCTCTCTTCCGTTTCCCCTTGTAGGCGGATTTCTTCGCGTAGCAGTTCCGCACGCTGCTGAGAGATAGCTACGTTCTCGTCGGCAAAGCGTTGGTTGATTTCTGCGGCTCGTGTGGCGGCATCGATTCTCTCTTCGATGGAGAGCCTCTGGTCGTCGCTTTGTCGCTTGAGTTCTTCTACCTCTGCGGCGGCTTCAGCCGTAGCCACATTCAGTTCCCTTTGTGCATCGCGAAGGGCTTGCTGCTGTTTGGTGAGAGCCGTGCTTTGCGTGACGGCAGTTTTGGCCTCGTCTACATATCCCTTGATCGCTTGCGTCGCTTCCTTCCAAGGCTCGGCAAGTGCTTCTTTGTTCTCCTCCTGCTTGACTACCAAGTCCGCCAGTTGCTCGTCAATCTCTCGAACGCTCTGTTTCAGTTCTGACGCATCGAGACCGAGAAACTCTTTCGACGCGATAGCGGCCTCGTAGAAGCCACGCTGCAAGTTGAGCAAGCCTCGATAAACAGGGTTGATGGCGGTATCGAGGAGAGTGCCGAAATAATCTTTGAGCGCAATCAAGTTGCCTCGTAGCGTTTCGACAGCTTGCTGCGGCTCGGTAAAAGCCGAGATAAGCAAATCGCCAAGAGGCGTCAGGGCTTCGACCAAGACGTTAAAGACGACACCCATCCCGTTGAAGACCACTTCGAGAGCCTCGGCAATCTTCTTGTTTTCGGTCATCTTCTGGGTGAGCTTCACCACGATACCCACAAGAAGCCCAATGCCCGTGGCTTTGATGGCTGTACCCAACGCCTTGAAGCCTTGCGCTCCAAGCGTGCCCGCCTTCTTTAAGCCCGTACCTGCGCTCTTTGCATTTTTGCCTATGTCGCTGGTGGCTTCTGCGGCATCCTCCGCAGATTGAGCCACGTCGTCCATACTCTTTTGGAGCTGGGATGTAGCCTTGAGAACTTCACCCGTTTTCGCGTCAAACTCAAGGACAACAGTCTGTGTACTTACAGCCATGAGAGGACGGTTTTAAGAAACCAGACGCACACCCCAAAGAAGGCCGTCAAGTACGCGACAGCAAGGAAGTAGTCCAGAGGTACAAGCCACCACGGAAGGGGTGCCTTGACCTTGTAAGCCTGTAAGAGGTCTATTCCTCTCATAATATGCTTCGGGTCTTTCATTGGGGTTGTATTGCTTGGTTTTTGGGTTTGCAGACGTTCAAAGGCGTGACCCCTCCGATAGGTGAAGAGTTAGGTACCCACCTATACCCGTAGCGGGTGCAGCACTCCTCCGATCCAAAGTCGGGGGAAGCGATGGTAGACCCATTAAAGAAGATAACGTTGGGCTTGGCGTCGTAGCTGGTAGGGGTATCGGCGCAGTCGGTACTTGCCGGCAGGACCTTCATAAGCCGCACCTTCGCGGTGCCGTTGCCGTTGAGGTCGGTATTGACGCTCAGGACCCTCCACCACGTATCGTCGATGAAGACCTTGGTGTTCCACTTGAACGTCTGGAAGTCGATCAGGTAGAAGTTTATCGTACACTCCATGATGCGGGCCTCCTCGGAGTAGAGCTCACGGACGTACGTCTTCCAGTATTTGTAATAAAGGGTATTCAGGGGGTTGCAATCCTGCGGGATGAAGCTCGCCTCCATACCGAAGTTCAGGTCGTTGTCCGTAAGGGTGGGGTAGGTAGCCGAGTAGGGAGAGAAAAGAGGGAACAGAGAAAAAGGTCCCACCGTAGCTCCCAAGTCGTCGCGCATATAGCATTCCCCGAATGTCGTCACCGTGCCACCCCAATAGGCGAGCATAGCCAGAGGGTTAGCTACTGCGCTTCCGTCCTGCTGGAGGCTGCGGTGGATAGGGAACGAACTCCCCGGGATAAGGGATACAATGTAGTTCCCGAGCTTGGTCTCTACCTTCTGTTCGCCCGTGGCAAAGTCGTTGTCGGGATCAAGGACGCGGTGTGCGCCATAGACCCTGTTAAGCGACGCCTCTACCGCATCCGAGATGAAGTCCAAACCCTCGCGGTACGTCCACTGATATTGCCGCGCTTGTAGGTCGGTGGTGGGCTTGAGGGTGATAGTCTTGTCGCGATGTACTTTCTCCGTCCAGTCCACCTCGTCGCCCGTCGCGAAGTAGTCGTCCCACGGCTCGATGATAAGTTGACCCGGGATACCCGACGGGATGAATACGAGGTTGAACATCTTTTGAAGCGAGAGGAGGAGGTCCATCTGCTTCAGCTCGGGCATATTGTCCGAGAGGTTGACGTCGCTACCCGAGAGGGGAGAGCTTACGTTGGCAAAGGTCAGAGACGTAGTGAAGGGGCTACCTACCGAAGGGGTGAAAGAACCCCCTCCGTAGATTTTGGCGGAGATGCCGCTCGTCTGCCGGTAGATTTGTATCTCGTCGCCAGCCTCGAAGAGGAAGCCCTGACCGAAGACGTAGTCGTTATTGAGGGCACCGCCCGAGGCGGCAGGGCTCCAGATGTCAGGACCCCAAACAAACTCCCCAGAACTTTGGTATGCGGGGAAGCCCGAGTACGTGGCCGACGTCTGGGTAGTATCGACGAGGGTAGCGATAGAGCTCCCGTTCTTGTAGAGGTAGATTTTTACGAAGTGCGCGGGGTCGCTCTTCTCCCACTTGCACGAGAAGCGCATATCGTAATAGCCCGTATAAGGGCACGTATACTTGTACCCTCCCGCGTTGGTCCAGTTGTCGGCAGGGTCGACGGCTTGTGCGATGGTGTCTACCATCGTGAGCACGTTGAGAGAATACGTGCCTGTCAGGTCTCCGTTGAGTCCTACCGCAGCTGTCTGATCTTCAAGGTCTGCCGTGTTGATGGCCGCAGTACCGTTGTACGCGGGGAGGTAGATATTTCCGAAGTCGGCCGTCGAGAAGAAGTCCGAGACGTAGGTCAATCCCGCATCCGTAAATATCTGGTCGACTAAAGCCTTTGCTTGGATAAAGGGCGTCATCTCGCCCTGCTGGATGCCGTCGCTACTTGTCCAGGGCGGGTTGTCGGGGAAACTCCAGTTGAAACCTTTGTCGATGATTCCGTACCTCACCTGAGGGCCAATGCCCAACCCGATCCAAGAGCCTGTCACGTTGCCGTAGTTGAGCTCGTGATCGTACGCCGAGAGGTCGAGGTCCGTAAGCATCTTCTCTCCCACCTGCTTGGCAATATCGAGCTGCTCGGCAAAGAAGACGCCCTCCACATCGACACGTCCGTCGGTTCGTGTCACCCCCTTAAACTGGATATATCCGTGCACTACTGGGATGCCCCTCCACGTAAGAGCGGCGGGGTACCGCTTCTTCCAGAAGAGCGTGTAGTTGGCCCTGATGTCTGTCCCTTGAGCCACGTACCCAGGCTTGTCGACAAACCCAAGGTACTGTTTGAGGTTGTCGTCGAAGGGGAGCTTAAAAGATTGCGAGAACGAACCTACGCTCGTCTGGATATTTTCGATGTCCGAAAATTGAAGCGCAAAGTTTAGGGGCTCGTTGCCGTAGGTAGGGACAGCATTATACCCTCCCCCAGTATTTTGAAGTGCTATTCTCAGCATAGCAAATCTTGTAAGATTTCAACCTCGCACGTGATAGGCAAGAGGCGCGAGGACGCCTGCTCGTGGGTATAGCTTGTCGTCTTCATACGACAGGGGTACCATTGACCCCCAAAGCGCACGCTCATATATTGAGCCGTAATAGCCGACTTGAACAGTTCTCTTTCCGCATCGGTAAAGAAGTCCTCCGACAAGACAAAAGACCGCTTACCGATTGAAGGCATGGGGGTATATTGGGCATACCATTTTTGTGTTCCATTCGTGTTGTAGGCAACTTGGCTTTCAAGGCTTCGGTTAATCTTGTAGGTATCGCGGCCCGACACGTCATATACGTCCTTTACCCTTCCGTCGAAACGTAAGAATTCAGCACCTCCGCGGGAACCTATCCAATAGAGCTGGGCGGGTGCGTGCTTGATAGGCCGACAATCTTTGTAGACCCTAATCGGCCGACCGAGGGGTAGGTTTGAGGCGTCCTTGGCTTGCACCTCGTAATAGTCCCACCCGTCATTCCAGTCGTAGACCAAAGACCAGTTGGGGTTGTCTTTGATGTTGGCCGGGCCGATAGGTACGGTTCTTTGCGCTGAGTTCCATGCACTAGGCGCGGTGCCAAGGGTGATTGTCAGGGTATCCCGCACGACTCCCCCGAAATAGAGGGCGTAGGTCACCTGTGTCCAGTCCGACTGGTTGAGGTTGTTAGTTCCGTCGTAGACGTAGTTCGCGTTCTGCATCTGCAAGAGGTTGGCGATAGCTTCGTCTTCTTCGGCGAAGTAGTAGTTGACCCCAAGGCTGGAGCTCACGGGTCGCTCCGTCATCCACCCCTTTTTGGTTACGGCGTCAGGGAAGTAGTCGGAGAAGTCCCACTCGTTCCATGCCCAGTTGTCTCTCTTGCCCATACGCACGGGGATGTAGTTGTACGAACCCTGCATAGCACTCTTCACGCCTCCCGTCACGGAATAGATTTGAAACTGAAAGCCGTTTAACCCCCCAAACATATAGGTTATGTCGGTGGCCTCAGGAGGCGCACCTCCGCCAATTTTTACGTAGGGAGTGAAAGTCTCAATGTCAAAACTTCTCACCCACTCGTTCATGTCAATCCTTCCCACGTTCGAGACGGCGTTTTGAACGTTGACGTAAGCCTCCGAAATTTTGCCACCTAAGGTGCCGTTCATATTAAGGAAATACACCTCTACGAGCCATGTGTCGATGGTTACGGCATTATCCGACCAGTAGAGCGGGGCTACCTGCCTCTCTTCGTAGGGTGCCTCCGTAGAGGCGGTAATATTGGTGTTAAACGAGAAAGCCATTATTTCGGTCTTACGGTGATGTTGCCAGCGGTGAAGGAGAGAGCCTTGACGAGGTCTTGGGCCAAAGCCTCCCCGAGTTCTTCTCGGTATTGGGGAACGATGGTTTCGAGGGCGACGGTGTAATATCTCAGCCCTACGATGCCGTTTCTCTTGATGGAGCGAGCGATGAGGTAGGCCGCGCTCTTAAGCCTCGATTCGGTCTGCTTGACGAACTTACCCGAGGCGTCGCGCAGGCGTACAGGCTTGGCCCTCATCCATTCCATGATAGGTCCGGAGGGCGGTTGCTTAGATCGGAACGAGTAGGGCGCGTTCTGGTTCTTCCTCGTCCCATTTACGCCCCAATGGATAAAGGCGGCATAAGGCAGGGGAGAGCCAAAAGAGACCCTCCCCCCCTTGAGCTTGTAGGTGAGGGACTTCTGAAGGGAGCGCGAGGCTACGCCATAGGAG